GACTACTGGTAATATGATTAATCATACCGCCATTGGTTCTACAATTGTACCACTACAACCATTAGGTTTCAATTACATGGGTGGTAAGTTGTTGGCTTTGTTATGTTTGTCTGACACTGTTCAGAAAGATTGGATGAAACAATATGATAACATTCTTGTTGGCGTTACTACTACTAGTCTATATGGTAATACTAAGTCCAATGGCCTTTCACAGTATGACGGCCTTGAACACTGGAGAAAAATGGGGTTTTCTTCTGGCTCAGTTGCTTTTGACCCTAACCGTGATATACTCAACCGAATATACGATTGGGTAAAAGAAAACCATACACAGAAATACTTTGAGTGGTGGGGAGCCAAGAAGTCCAATGGTCTTCCTTACAAACGTGACCATAAAAATCGTACATTGCATTTTGCATATAGTAAATTGAAGATACCAAAAGATTTGGTAAGATGTGCTCACCAACGTGGCATCTATTTCTCACCATTGTACGACAATACACCCGAATTCCTCCGCAAAGAAATTACGGAAGATAAACTGGTAAAATCATTTGATACCAGTGAAGATGCTTTGGCAGAAATTTGGAGAACCAAATATGCCAAAGGCAGAATTTCCATGTTGAAGAAAAAGAATACCGTTTCATATGAATCACTATTCTATGATGATCTAATTTTTCTATCGTGGGAAGAAACCAAAGCGAAATATTTACCGCAAGTTGGCCGGTAAACGCTTGACTTGTGTACTATATAATAGTATACTAGCGATACTTGCAAACGCAAGACTTTTATTTTTAACTTATTATTGGAGTTTGACATGACTACTAAGATTTCCGCTAAACAAAAAATGGTTAACTACCTGAACAAGACAACTGGTTACAATACCTTCTCTGTCGCTCAGGCACGTAAACTTTTCGGTATTCAAAACGTTACCGCACGTATTGATGAACTTCGCCAAGAAGGTCATTGCATCTACACCAACACCGTTACCAAGAATGATGGTTCCAAGACTAGAGTTTATCGTCTAGGCACACCTACTAAGGCAATGGTTCGCGCTGCACTTAAGAGTGGTTACAGCTTTACTGCCTAATTTGGCTTGATGGGGAGTGCCGTAATGGCTCTCCCCTTTTTTTATTTTTGGAGAGAAAATGGAAATTTCAATTAAAAAAGAAGAACTACAAAAGAAAAGCATTTTCGTTGCTACACCAATGTATGGTGGAATGAATCATGGACTCTATGCAAAGGCCTGTCTTGATCTTCAAGCTCTTTGTGTTCAATATGGTGTGAAAATTAAATTTTCATTTCTTTTCAATGAGTCACTAATTACACGTGCCAGAAATTATCTTGTTGATGAATTCTTGCACCGTTCGGATTGCACACACCTATTGTTCATTGATTCGGACATCCATTTTGATCCACGTGATGTGATTGCAATGCTTGCATTGGACAAAGATGTTATTGGTGGTCCTTATCCCAAGAAGGCCATCAAATGGCGTTCTGTTAAGAAAGCAATGGAAAAGAATCCTGATATCGATCCAGCAGTGTTGGAGAAAGTAACAGGTGACTATGTTTTCAATCCTGTTCGTGGTACTGCGAAATTTACTGTTACAGAACCACTTGAGGTTTTGGAAATTGGTACAGGTTTCATGATGGTTAACCGTAATGTTTTCCCTGTCATGGAAGAAAAGTATCCACAATTGCGTTATCGTCCAGACCACGTTGGCCAAGCCAACTTTGATGGTTCACGTTACATTCATGCATTCTTTGATACAATCATTGACACAGCAGATTCTGCAACTGGTGGTGGTACTGACCGTTACCTATCAGAAGATTACATGTTCTGCCAACTCTGGCGTAAGACAGGCGGTTCAATTTGGTTGTGCCCATGGATGAGAGCAGATCATATTGGAACATACCACTTCAAAGGTGATATGCCAGCTGTTGCCAACTTCGTTGGAGAAATGTGATGATTGTTGGCCTTCTAGGCTTTATTGGATCAGGAAAAGGAACAGCCGGCGACATTCTTAAAGATGCCGGCTTTATTCCTTTGAGTTTTGCTAAGAGTGTTAAAGACGTTACGGCCGAAATGTTCAATTGGCCACGGCACCTCTTAGAAGGAGACACACAACATTCACGTGAATGGCGCGAGAAACCCGATACATTTTGGTCTAAAGAATTCGGTGAAGAATTTACTCCACGTACTGCATTACAATTAATGGGCACAGAAGTGGGTCGTAACATTTTCCATGATGATTTCTGGGTGATTAAAGTTAAAAAATTTATTGAACAAAATCCACAAGCCAATTATGTAATCACTGATTGTCGTTTCAAAAACGAAAAAGACTTTGTTCATAATATGGGTGGAACATTAATTGAAATTGAACGTGGACCAAATCCACATTGGTACGATATTGCGTGGAGAGCAAATAGTTCCAGTACACCAGACACCAAAGAAATGAATTTCATGATGTATAGTTCGAACATACATGAATCTGAATGGCGTTGGATTGGAAATGATATTGACCATACCATCGTCAACAATGGAACATTGGAAGACTTGAAACAAAAAATCTTTTCCTGCTTGACTAAGACATACGGACCTAATACAATATCTGAATTGACACAAGGAGTTATATAATGAAATTATCTAATGAAACACTAACCGTTTTGAAGAACTTTGCTGGTATCAATTCCGGCATCGAATTCAAACAAGGAAATAAAATTTCCACAATCTCGTCCACAAAAACTGTTCTTGCAAAAGCCACACTGAAAGATAACTTTCCACAGGACTTTTGCATCTATGATTTGAACCAATTTTTGTCGGTACATTCACTGGGCAAAGATACAGAGTTGGACTTTGATGCACAGAATGTCATCTTCAAGTTTGGCCGTTCAAAGACCAAGTATCGTATGACTGCAAAGAACATGATTGTTTCTCCTCCAGATAAAGAGTTGAAACTTCCATCCATCGATGGTTCTTTCCAAGTTAAAGAAGAAGATTTGGTTCAGGCGTTGAAGAATGCTGCTGTACTACAATCACCTAACCTTGCATTTGAATCTGACGGAACAAAAGTTAATGTCACTGTTTTCAATGCAAAGGATGATTCTGCACACACCAATACAATTGAAATTGGTGATGTAACAAATGGACAAAAGTTCAAAGCAGTTTTCTTGACAGAAAATTTCAAAATGGTTCATGGAACTTACAACGTGGAGATTTCTTCCGCAGGACTTTCTTCATTCAAGAATTCGGCTGGTGATATGGAATATTTTATTGCAATCGAAGCAAAAGATTCTAAGTTCGGAGGTTGATATGACAAAAGTGAATACACTATTTGGTTCTTTTGATGATGACCAATTGAAAAAATTAAAAGGTTATGTGGATGAAGTTGTATTACATTTGAATCGTAACAAAGCAAACAATGAAGCCATCAAAGACATTGTTGATGCTGCACAGGAAGAACTGAAAGTTCCAAAGAAGATTGTTAAGAGAATGGCCAAAACACAATTCAACAATTCTTTCCAGACTGAAGTTGCAGAATCAAAAGAGTTTGAAGCTCTGTTTGAGTCTATGTTGGATGTTAAGTGATGGAACCCGTATCACGTAGAAACTTTGCGAAAGGCCTGGGTATCTCAGGCCTTTTTTTGGCCGGCATTGCAGGTTACAAAGAAGTCAAAGACCGTATTGTTTATAAACAAGACGAACTACCTACCGCAGAGTTGGAGAAACAACTTGAAGGTAAACCTGTATTGCAACTTATGGCAACATATGGTGAAGTAATTCCAGCACCAACCTACAGTTACAAAGGCCATCCTTATATTGTTATAGGTTCTGGTCCACATTACAAAGAAGGTACCAGAAAAGATGTGAATGTAAAAATTGTACCTGGTCCTGATGGTAAACTATACGTCAAGGAGAATGACACCTGGCGTAAAATCTGATACAATATATTTTTTATTATGGAGTAGTAAATGAGTGAACACATGTTGTGGGTTGAAAAGTATCGTCCCCAAACTATTGAAGATTGTATTTTGAATGATAACCTGAAGAAGACGTTTCAGGAATTTGTAAACCGTAAAGAAATCCCCAATCTGTTGTTGTGCGGCACCGCTGGTGTCGGTAAAACAACCGTTGCACGTGCATTGTGTAATGAGATTGGTTGTGATTATATTATCATTAACGGTTCAGATGAAAACGGTGTTGATGCCGTTCGTATTAAGATTAAAAACTATGCATCGTCCATGTCCTTGACTGGTGGACGTAAAGTTGTTATTCTAGACGAAGCAGACTATCTAACAACTAATGCCCAAGCGATCCTACGTGCAAGCATTGAAGAATTTGCATCAAACTGTTCATTCATCTTCACATGTAATTTTAAGAACAGGATCATCGATCCATTGCATTCCCGTTGTACTGTGATTGACTTTAAACCTAATGGTTCTAAAGCCAAGATGGCCACACAATTTTTCCACCGTGTTTGTGGAATTCTTGAACGTGAAAATATCACTTATGACAAAGAAGTGGTTGCAGCAGTCATCACTAAACATTTTCCCGATAATCGCCGTATTCTCAATGAACTCCAACGGTATGGTGCCAGTGGTTCAATCGACAAAGGAATTCTAGCATCGGTTACGGATGTTCAATTGGGAGAATTGACAAAATCACTTGAGAATAAAGATTTTGCAGCAGCCCGCAAATGGACGACACAGAACCTGGATAATGATCCAGCCAGAATTTTCCGTACACTATATGATACACTGTATGATAAGTTGAAACCAAATTCAGTACCACAATTGGTTTTGATTTTGGCCAAATATCAATATCAGGCAGCTTTCGTTGCAGACCATGAAATCAATTTGATGGCTTGTTTCACTGAAATTATGATGGAATGTGAATTCAAATGACACCGTTTGATTATGTTAACCTAGTGTTGCATAATAAAAAACAAGATGGTGAATTGGATTTTGTTGATTATGCACCCTTTATCGTAAACCGTTCTTTATCCTACCACCTGGATTGTATACTGTTTGCACAGGATATGAATCGTTGGCCATCTTTGGACAAGGATATGCAATACCAGTATCTTCTAAATACAATCAGGCCTATGAAACGGAAATTTGCACCGTGGCAAAAAGCCAGTAAGGACAAGGATATTGATAGTGTAAAAACTTACTTTGGTTATTCCGACCAAAAGGCCATTGAAGCACTTCGTATACTTACAGATGACCAGATCGCTGAAATAAGAAAAAAAACAGATAAAGGCGGAGTGAAATGATTGAAGTAAAAGATTTAGTAGAAGTATCACTGAAAGAACAGGATGATTTTTTAAAAGTTCGTGAAACATTAACACGTATAGGTGTTGCATCAAAAAAAGATAAAACACTTTACCAATCTTGCCACATTCTCCACAAACGTGGACAATATTATGTGGTACATTTTAAAGAGTTATTTGCACTGGACGGAAAACCAACGGATATTACAGAGAATGATTTGGCACGTAGAAATGCGATTGTCAACTTATTGGAAGATTGGCAATTGTTGACTGTGGTTAATAAGAATCAGACACAGACACCAACACCAATTTTCCTGTCGCAAATTAAGATACTGTCACACAAAGAAAAAGGTGAATGGCAACTGACGCCAAAATACAATATTGGTAAAAAACCACAAAATGGTTGACATTTTACCTATATAATTGTATAATTGTCCCACTCGGGATGGGAAGCTACCATGCCTCTGAAGGGTAGTAAAACGTCCAGGGGCACCAATAGTTCCCACTACCTTGGGACTGTTTGACGTTACAGTAAAATGCGTCCGTAACTAGACACGATACTGTCAGCGCGTAATTACACCTCTGGTGCGTTAGTCCAGACCTGTATAAGGTAAGCAGGAAATACCGATGCCTTTTGGGTCGGTAAAAATTTATTAACCACTCGCTTATTTAAGGAGCAAACTATGAACAACATTCTTAATCAATTCAGCAAATTTGATCCGTTCTCTATTGGATACAATGACGTATTCAAAGAATTGGAAACAATGTCTAAGGCTTTAACCAAGGCCGCAACTTATCCTCCATATAATATCAAACAAGTCAAAGATAACAAATTTGTTATCGAAATGGCTGTTGCAGGTTTCGCACAATCTGATATTGAAATTACTCTTGAGGGAAACAAACTTGTTGTTAAGGGTAATACCGAAGATGAAGAATCTCCGGACAATTTCCTATTCAAAGGAATTGCAAATCGTAACTTCACACGTGAGTTCAAATTGGCCGACAAGGTTGAAATTGATAACGCAGAACTTGCAAACGGTATGTTAAAAATCTGGTTGCAAAACATCGTGAAGGCACAAGACTTGGTTAAAAAGATCCCTCTTGCGAGCAAGGAATGAAAAGATTTCTATGTTCAATATTAGAGGCTATCCGTTCTATTAAAAAGTATCGAGACACCCCTGGTATTAAGGGACGTTAACCGAAAGGGGTCTTGACAGACCCCTTTTTTTATTGTATAATGGTGATATCATGAAAAATATCAAAGAACCCAAACTATTAAAAGTCCGTGTAAAAAACGGCGGCGATACCTATTACACATATTCTCATTGGCAACACAAAGAGATTGAAGGTATTGTATTTGTTCCTGTGAACAAAACTATTCCATCGAACGAATTGACACAACAAATCCATTACTTGCGTAAGGATTGGTTGGAGTATATTAAATGATTCCACGTAAACCAGTATTGATTGGTGATAAAGAAAAAATCATTCAACACTTCAAGGATGATATTGTTGGTAGGGATCGTTATCTGAGATTTGGTTATCAATGCAGTAATGAAAATTCTGAAAACTATATCAATGATTCTTTTCTTGCCTTTGGCCAATATGATATGTGGTTTATTTGTGAGGATGATAACAAGGTAATTGCAACATGTCATGCCAGTGTTGAGGGTGATATTGGTGAATTGGGTTTCACCGTATCACCAGATTATCGTGGTGAGGGCATTGGGCAAGAATTGTTTAGCCGAGGTGCCACATGGTTGTCAGCAACTGGTGTAAAAACAATTTATACACAGTGTCTTTCGGAAAATAAAGTGATGCAACACATTGCCAAGAAAAATGGTATGACTGTTGTTACATTGGATTATTCTGAAAAAGAAGCAACGATTAAAGTTACAAAATCTAGATTACATTCCATGTATATTGATAGGGTATTGGATAATATTGCTTTCGTTGATATAGCTTCACAAGAATATCAAAAGTTTTTTAAAATTCTGTTTTAAAGGATACTGCGCCTATAGCTCAGTTGGTCAGAGCAGTGGACTCATAATCCATTGGTCCTAGGTTCAAGTCCTAGTGGGCGCACCATTTATTATGAAAAGTAAATTTATTGATGTATACATGAAAACGGCCGAAGCCTTTGCGGAATTGTCCTCAGCAAGGCGTCTACATGTTGGTGCTCTTATTGTAAAAGATGACCGCATAATTTCTATTGGTTACAATGGAATGCCTTCAGGTTGGGACAATAACTGTGAGGATGAAATTTATCCCGAGGAACGTATGGGTGACTATGAACTTCATCCTGATGAATTCGATTCTATGTTCCCCTACAAAAGACAACTTCTACCAAAAGATTCAAATAAGTGGGAAAGTTACAATCTAAAATCCAAACCGGAGGTATTACATGCTGAAACGAATGCGATTGCTAAATTGGCGAAATCTACTGAGTCTGGAGATGGGGCTACTATGTTCATCACTCATGCTCCTTGCCTGGATTGTGCCAAATTGGTATATCAAAGTGGTATCAATTCTGTTTACTATCGGAATAGTTATAGGAGTGATGAAGGACTTCAATTCTTGGCCAAAGCAGGAGTCCAAGTAGAAAAGGTTTAATCTAAATAAGTCTGGAGAGGAGGATTCCCATGGATATAAAAGTCTTAAATTGTCCAGACAAAGATTTTAAACCTTATGTTATTAGGGCAGCTCATTTTTTCGCCAAGGAACTCATTCCCAACACCAGGATACGAAACAATTGTTTAACTACCATAAGGTTTGATAGTACAATAGTTAACTATGGTTCTTGTGGTGTGGAAGAATACAATACCAAAAATGAACCCAGAGAATTCCTAATTGAAATTCATCCGGGCATTGGTGCAAAGAACATTCTAGCAACACTTGCACACGAAATGGTACACATAAAACAATACATACAACACGAAACCAATGATGAACTTTCCATGTGGAAAGGTAAAAAGGTGGATTCGGATTCTATAGATTACTGGGACCATCCATGGGAAATTGACGCTCATGGCCGTGAAATTGGATTGTTCACCAAGTTTGCGGTACAAGAATTTTTATGGGAAGTTTTTGATGGTTTCAAGAATCCAAACGTACCAATTGTATCTGTTCCAATCAAGTGGAAAAAAATTAAGTAAAAATATTTCAAAAAAATACCAAAAAAGTTCTTGCCAAGGAAGCAAAACACCTATATAATACAAACATTGTTAAATTTCTTTAGGAAAAATCGTGTCTCTCATATCTCATAAACCCTTTACGTTACAGCCAGAGTATCGCACAGTTAGTATTAATTGTGGTGATGCGTCATGGTCGC